TTCTTTGATTGATATGAATTATAAATTTAGTATTATTACACCAGAACATAAAAAAGATAACATTCCATTTTTAATGGAGTTGTATGATACTATTAAAAATCAAACATACTCTAATTGGGAATGGGTTCTGTATTTAAATGGAGATTGTAAACCAGGACATTTGCCAGAAGAATTAAAGTCTGATGAGAAAGTAAAAGTTTATACTGGGATTACTAATCCTAATGTAGGATTCATTAAGAACAAGGCATTCAATCTTGGTAAAGGAGATATTCTTGTAGAGGTAGATCATGATGATTTGTTGAGTCTTGATTGCCTTGAAGAATTGAATCAGGCATTTCAAGATGAAGAAATTGGGTTTGCCTATAGTGAAGATCTTCTCTATGACATGAGAGGTCCTGAATATAAAGTTCCATGGAGTTCTGCTAATGGATGGACCCATAAGTGGGTTAATTTTAGAGATGAGGACTTCATTAAAATTGATATGTTTCCTCCTACCAGTCGCAGTATTGGTATTATTTGGTATGCACCTGACCATGTTAGAGCATGGAGGAAGACTGTTTATCAAAAACTTGGTGGGCACAACCCAGAGTTAAATATATGTGATGATCATGAGTTAGTGATTAGGTCATATCTTAATACCAAATTTAAATTCATCCCTAAGATTCTGTATTATTACAGATGGCTTCCTGGGAATGATAATACTCAAACTCAAAGACTTGATGACATTCAAATTAAAACTTTTAAATTGTTTCATCAGTATGGACAGCAACTTGCAGAACGTGATGCAGAACTTAATGACTTGATGAAAGTAGATCTTGGTGGAGGGTTGTTTCCAAGACCAGGATATGTTACTATTGATATAGAGGGCGCAGATATTACTCATGATTTAAATGAGGGTATTCCTCTTCCTGATAATAGTGTTGGGGTTATTAATGCAAGTCATGTCCTTGCTCATTTAAAAGACCCAATCAAAACAATGAGTGAAATCTATAGAGTTCTTTGTGATGGAGGTTGGGCATTTATTGAAGTTTCTTCTACTGATGGTAGAGGAGCATTTCAAGACCCAACACATGTCAGTTATTGGAATCAAAATAGTTTTTGGTATTATACCAGAGCAGATAAAGCACAGTTTATTAAAAATACTTCTACCAAATTCCAAGAATTTAGATTGGAAACTAATTGGTGGGATGATAACATTGCAGTCACAACAGCATGGTTATGTGCTATCAAATCAAATCAACGTAGACCACATCCAGTAAGAATTTAAAGTCATGAATTTTACAGTTTATAGTAAACATGGGTGCCCATACTGCACAAAAGTTCTTCAAGTTCTTTCAGCAGTAAGTGCATCAAGAGGTTTTTCAGTTAGAGAATATTCTCTTGGAACTCATTTCACCAAGGAAGAATTTTATAAAGAGTTTGGAGAAGGTTCTACTTTCCCTCAAGTTCTTATGAATCAAGAACACCTTGGAGGTTGTTCTGATACAGTTAAATATCTACAAGAAAATAATTATCTTGGATGACCATAAATAATGGTAACAATCTTCCTGTTAACAGGGGTGTTGAATTAGTACTAAAAAGGAGGCATCCACATAAAAAAACATTTTCAATATGTTTTGAAAGGATGGTTTCTTTTTTCAGTAGAAAAATAACCATCTACTTTAATTTTTCCTTGGATATAAGGGAACAAAAGTAGTTTAGGAGAATTACTATGTTAGCACTAGCCCTTGTCTTTTCAGTATTGTTTGTAATCTTTGCTCTAATACTTGGTGGTTTAGTTGGATGGACAGTCAAGCAACACCTTGAACAAAAACAACCTTATACATATCATCCAGAAATGTTTGATGAAGATGGTCAGGTTGTTCCAGATGAACTCATAGCATTTAGATTTGAGAACAAAGATTTCCTTGATGAGGAGGAAGATTTAGAAGATTAAAATGGAGTGATTTATGAAATTACCAACAGATCAATTGATCTCTGAAATTATTCAAAGAGTTTCTAATTCAAAAACAAGAGACGAAAAGATTCAAATTCTGAGACATTATGACAGTCCTGCACTAAGGTCTGTCCTTATTTGGAACTTTGATGATGCTGTGGAGTCAGCATTCCCTGTTGGGGAAGTTCCTTACACGCCTAATGATGCCCCTGCAGGTACAGAACACAGTAAACTAATTCATGAATGGAGAAAGTTCAATCACTTTGTAAAAGGTGTTACTGACCTACCTCAACCAAAAAGAGAAGTTATGTTCATCCAGATGTTGGAATCTCTCCATGAATCTGAGGCTTCTTTAATGTGTCTTGTTAAGGATAAACAACTGCATAAGAGATTTAAGATTACTAAAGCTGTGGTTCAAGATGCATTTCCAGAAATTAACTGGAATTGAATTATGGGAGGAAAAATTAATATCATTCATAGAGATTGTGATGTTTCAATAGCAAACAACAAATCCCTCCCATTAGATTCCTATGTCATATCCTACTCTGATAGTGGAGTAGTTAAGTTTGACATAGCTCAAGGAACACAAGTTAGTATCTTTGACTACTATTATGATGAATATAGAAATGTTATTTCTATGAAATGGTCAGAAGGAAAAGTTAATCCAAGGACATACAATCAACCTCAAAAGAAAAGTAAAAAATAAATGAACTTTTCTCTATCATCAAAACCAGTAAATGCTTGTCAAAAAACCTGTTTAGGTGTCCCTGGAAATCATGGTGGTTGTTGTACCATTGGTAATCGTGATTATATTATTGGTCCAATATATGACCATCAAGAAACTTTAAAACGAGTTCAGGAAAATTTTCCTGATGTTGAAGTCACATGGTCTGATCTTTTTATTGATTATCAAGAGGGAAGTAAACTTTTTCCTGAAAAGTCTTTTTGGCAAAAAGAATCTAATTATCCTTGCATGAGAATTTTTGTTGATGATCCAAATCATCCTTGTGTTTTTTACAACAAACAACTAAAATGTTGTAGTATACACAAAGCAAAGTCTGCTGTATGCACAAATTATTTTTGTGATTATCTGAAATCTTCTTTAACATGAATACTTCAATTGATGGATACATTTCAAAAGATGAAATGTGGGCAGCAATACCTTGGTCAGAAGGAAAAGTTAATCCAAGGACATACAATCAACCTCAAAAGAAAAGTAAAAAATAAATGGGCAAACATTATCTACTGAATTTGTATGGATGCTCTTTTGTTCTTTTGAATGATGAACAAGGTCTTATTGATTTGTTAGAACATGCAGCAACAGCAAGTGGTGCTACTGTGCTTCAAACTATTTCTAAGTCATTTAATCCTCATGGAGTTACAGTGATATCATTACTTTCAGAAAGTCATATCAGTATTCATACATGGCCAGAGCATAGTAAGGCAGCAGTAGATGTATATACTTGTGGGGATTGTGATCCTAAGATTGGTTGTGACATGATTATTGAGCAACTTTGTTCAACCAGTCACACTTTAAGTTACATAGAACGTTGACAATTTTATTGATTAGTGATACCATGAAACTATTAACCTGTCCTTATCATGTATAAACCTTATTCACCTGAATGGCATCGTAAGCGTTATCTGAAAGAAGCTTTAGAAAAATATTTTGACGATTATGTGGACAATCAAATTATTTTAGATGATATTATGTCCATTCTTAATCAAAGGTCTGAATCTGCGTATGCAGATTTTCAAAAAGTTAATGAGTTAGAAAATTCTTTAAGAGGTTCAACCTTATACTAAATACCCCTATATGGAGATTGTATATGCTCTCTACACAATATCGTCTTCGTTTAGAGGAAATTTGTAGAAAGATTGTATTAGGGGAAAGTGTTGAATTATCTGATATGATCTGGGCAGAAAAACTTGCAAAGGCAAATAGATCTGCTTGCACAATACTTCGTCAAGCAAGAAGGAAAGCAGAGAATCCTGATATGGTTGAAGGTGGTATGGATGATTTTTTAAACCAACTTGATATTGGTGGATTGGGACATGAAAGATTTGGTAAAAGAGGATTTAAAGATACTGATGATATGGTAGATTGGTGGACAGAAGAAAAACCTGATGATTGGAGACAGAGAGATTAGTAGGCATAAATTTTTGTTTCTAAAAACAAAAAATGTTAGGGTTTCATGATACATATGATATAATTTGAGAGGTGACAGATATGATCTGAAAGTTTTTTTATTATGTTGTTCTTCGTGCATGGAGGATATTATGCACAATCTTATTTCTTACAATCAATTAGCTGCTTGGAAGAGGTTGGAAAATTCAATAGATAGTTTCATTGATCAACATGAATTAATGAATTCATACTTTGAATGTTTGACTGAGTGTGATGAGGATGGGCAAACGTGCAAAAAACTCTGTAGGGATTTGCTAAAAACTGTATAACCATTGGGGGAGTTGACTACTCCCCTTTTTTTATGTACAATTATAGAGATGACATTCAACTAAATGGATAAAGAAAGAGTTAAACTGATAGTCAAGAACTTAGAACTTCTTGTACATTCTTTAAAGCAAGAACTTAACAGTGCTCCTGAAGAAGTTATAAAAGATGAAGAGGCAGTGATTGTTCCTTATGAAGAAGATTATGATGAGGTATTTTCTGGATGAAACTTAAAAAAATGTTGAAGTTGTTGAAAGAAGCAACAGAAAACCAATCCAAGTTATACACGCCAGCAGAATTGGATTATATGAATCATCAACTTCAAGTGATTGAAGAAGAAATATTTAGACTTGAACACAGAGATTACAAAGGATTTGGAAAGAAATGACTGTAAAACTTATTAGTGTTACACCAGATGCAGAACAAACAATGGCTTATGTTGCAAGAGTTTCTAATCCAGCAAATCAGGATTCTGAAAACTATGCAGGTCTGTTACGTTATTGTATTAAGCACAATCATTGGTCTGTTTTTGAGCAGGCTACTATGACTTTGGAAATTGAAACTAATCGTGGTATTGCTGCTCAGATCTTGCGCCATAGAAGTTTTACTTTTCAAGAGTTTAGTCAAAGGTATGCAGACACAAGTTTGTTGACTGATCATATTCCAGTTCCAGATTTGCGTAGACAAGATACTAAAAATCGTCAGAACTCTATTGATGATATGTCAGAGTATGAAAAACTTACTCTTCAAGGAATGATTGCAAATCATTTTTCTTCTGCTAATAATCTGTACAAAACTCTTCTGGAACATGGTGTAGCAAAGGAATGTGCAAGGTTTGTGCTCCCATTGGCAACTCCTACAAGAATCTATATGACTGGTTCTGTAAGGTCATGGATACATTACATTAATCTGCGTTCTGCTAATGGAACACAGAAAGAACACATGGAGATTGCAGAAGCATGTAAGTGTATGTTCACATGTCAGTTCCCAACAGTGTCTGAGGCACTTGGATGGAATAGGGAAAACTGTCCAGATTGTGTAGATCAACCATCCATAACTTTAGAATAAATAAATTATCTTGAATTCGTAATTTTATGCCTGTGTATCCTGTTATTAATACCACCACTGGTGAACAGAAAGAAGTGGAGATGAGCATTCACCTCTGGGATCAGTGGAAAGAAGAAAATCCTGAATGGATTCGTGATTGGTCTGACCCATCCACCTGTCCTCAACCAGGAGAGGTAGGTGAGTGGAAGAACAAGCTGATTCAAAAGAATCCAGGATGGAATGATGTGCTTGAAAAAGCATCCAAAGCCCCAGGTTCACGTGTAACTAAAATCTAATGGCAAGAAACAGAAGAAGAAATTCAGGAGATACCACTATTGGTATTGGCACAACCTCAAGGAATAGAAAGAAAAGAAAACCAATCAGTTCAGAAACTTTACTTGATATTCAACCACTGACTAAAAATCAAATAATTTTGTTCGATGCTTATGACTTAGAAAAGCATTTGTTTGTCTACGGTTGTGCAGGTACAGGTAAAACATTTTGTGCATTATATTTGGCACTTAAAGATGTTCTTGATGAACTCACACCTTATGATAAGATTGTAATTGTTAGATCTTTGGTATCAACTAGAGAAATTGGGTTCCTTCCTGGAGATCATGAAGATAAGTCAAGTCTTTACCAAATTCCATATAAGAACATGGTAAAGTATATGTTTGAGTGCAACTCTGATGCAGAGTTTGAGATGCTCTATGGTAATCTCAAAGCACAAGAGACAATCAGATTCTGGAGCACCTCATTCATCAGAGGAACCACTCTTGATAACTCAATTATTATTGTGGATGAATGTCAGAACTTGAACTTTCATGAACTTGATAGTATAATTACAAGGGTTGGTGACAACTCTAAGATTATGTTCTGTGGTGATGCCACACAGTCTGACCTTACAAAAACTAATGAAAGAAATGGAATTCTTGATTTCATGAAAATCATTCAAAGAATGCCAGAGTTTGAGTCTATTGAATTTGGTATTGAAGATATTGTCAGATCTGGTTTAGTTAAGTCTTACATTGTAAACAAAATGGCAGCAGGGTTTTAATTATGTATGACACTGTTATGTGGTGGGGCAAACAATTTTTAAATAACTATTCTATTATTGGGAAAAAATAATTATGAGTATATTTAATGATGGTGAATTGGGAAAAAAATTAAATTTTAATTATACAAATTCAAAACCATTCCCAAATATAACCTTAGATAATTTTATTGCTCCTGAAATAGCAAAGCAATGTTTTTCTGAATTGAAAGCATATGAGTGTTGGGGAACAGAGTCCCCATCAAATACTTACATGGCTTCACATCAAGTTCGTAAATTTTATACGCCTTGGTGCCTAGAAAACTTACAGCAAATTGCAGAATATGCACCTACAGTTTATAATACCTTACAGTATTTTAATTCCCAAGTATTTTTAAATTTTCTTGAAGATCTTACTGGAATCAAAGGATTGATAGGAGATCCAACTTTTTCTGGAGGTGGGTGTCATAAGATTCATTCTGGTGGTAAATTATCTCTTCATGTGGATTACAATATGAATGAGTTAAATCAGTTTAGAGTTCTTAATTTTCTACTGTATCTCAATCCAGATTGGGAAGATGAATGGGAAGGGTGCTTAGAACTTTGGGATCACCAAACAAAAAAATGTATTCATAAAATTGCTCCTATTTTTAATAGAGGGGTAATCTTTACTCTTTCTGATCATTCCATTCATGGTCATCCTATTCCTTTAAAATGTCCAGAGCATATTCAAAGGTATTCATTAGCACTTTATTATTTTATTGAACAACCAAATCAAAATTATTATGCAAGAAGAGCAGTAGTTTGGCATGACTTTTAAACACATTAGTATGAATCTTCTCAAACTTGAAAGGGAAGAAATTGATGGAGTTAGATATTATAAACTACCTGGAGAGGATAACCTTTCCAGGTTAGTTTCTATTACATCAGTCACAAGCTTTCACAATAAACATATTTTTGAAGAATGGCGAAAGAAAGTTGGTGAGGCAGAAGCAAACAAAATCAATAGACAAGCAACAAGTCGTGGAACAGACCTTCACTCTTTGGTAGAAGGATACCTGCATAATGCAGAACAGTTACCACAGGTTCAACCACTTTCATATTATCTTTTTCAGATTGCAAAAGAAAAACTAAATAGCATCGATAATATTCATGCACTTGAAAGTTCTCTTTATAGCAAACAATTAGGCATTGCAGGAACAGTTGATTGTATTGCAGAGTACAATGGTGAACTATCAGTCATAGACTTTAAGACATCAAAGAAAGCAAAACCAAAAGAGTGGATTGAACATTACTTTGTTCAGTGTGCTGCTTATGCTTGTATGTTCTATGAGATGACAGGTATTCCTGTTAAGAAGTTAGTCATCTTAATGGCATGTGAAGATGGGGATTGCGTTGTTTATGAGGAGTATGATAAGATGAAGTATATTAAGTTACTTAATGGATATATTAAAGAGTTTATTCAATCTAAATTAAAAGAATATGGAAGATAAATTAAAGGATGCACTGGAAGTTAAGTTTCTGTGCCCTGCAAAGTTTTCTCAGATCATAGAAGACCTTGTGAAGACTAATGAAGAAATGAATTACATAGATGCTATTGTCTTCTATTGTGAGCAAAACAATCTTGAAATTGATTCTGTCAGTAAATTGATTAGCAAACCACTCAAAGAAAAATTAAAGTGTGATGCTATCAACTTAAATTTTTTAAAAAGAACATCCAGAGCTAAACTTTTAATATGATGCAATTTTGTTTTCCTACAATATATTGGCATTTTAAGATTGGAAAAATTGATTTTTCTAATTTAAAAGATTTGTGTATTTTAACAGATGAATGGGATTGTTTAGTAAAAACATCAAGGTCAGTTGATTATGACTGGAATGAGTTTTTATCTAAAATTGAACCATTCATATCCCAATTACCCTTTAAAAAAAGTATTAACTTAAAGTTTGAAGTTCCTTGGATGAATGTGTACGAAAAAGGTGGATATCAAGAAGCTCATCATCACATGTCTGGAAATAATATTTTAAGTTATTGTTATTTCTCAAATCTCCCAGAAAATTCTGGAAAGTTTTTATTTTTAAATGATCAATATAGAAATTATTGTTATAATGGATTGATAGAATATTTAAATCCAGATGATCATGTGGTAGAGTGGGCTCCTCTAAATGTGGAAGAAGGAGATTTAATAGTGTTTCCATCATTTTTAATACATCAATCTACTTATCATAAATCCAAAGAACAAAGAGTTACAATCAGTGGGAATGTTTCATTAGTATGACACCCTTTGATGCTTATAAAACTTATCTTGCATTAAAGAATCACTTTACTAAACCAAAATATGATTACTTTAAGTATGCAGGTAAGTCCAGAGCATCATTAGAATCATTCAATAAACGTAAAGATAAGTATTGGTTTGAGAGAATTAGTAGACAGAAGAATGATGAAGAGATAAAAAACTTCTTTTTGTCTAACTTTATAGGTAATGATAATCCACAAGCTATGTGGATTGGAGAAATTATTAGAGAAGGTGATTCTTGTTACAAAGAATGGATGAAAAGACAGCAAAGTTTGTCCTACATGTTTAAACAAGAATCAGAAGATATGTTGTCTGAAAGCAACTTGGAGCAGGTTCTTGATGCTTCAAAGCAACATCCAGTCATTCTAAAAAAGTTCTTGAGCAGGAAAATTAGTATAGAAACCTTCACTATTTGGGATAGAATATTCCTGCTCAAGAATAATTTTGACAAACAACTTTTAGATCCTGTATGGGAGATAGTGTCATTAAAGATACAGAAATACTCTCCATTCCTAAATATCGATGTACAGGAGTACAAAAAAACTTTGAGAAATATTGTGGAGAGATGACATGTCCTTCTTCGATTCAGATATAGTTCAGAAGGAACTTAAAACGATTGAAAAGTTACAAAGGGAACTTACAAGAAGTGTTTTGAGATTCCCTAATATGTCTAAGGCTGAGAAGTTAGAACATGTTAACTTGTTATCTGAACTTTTAGAAAAACAAAAAATCCTGTATACAAGATTGTCATTATCAGATGACCCTCAAGCTATTGAAAAAAAGAATGAAATTATTGAGTCATCAAAACTTCTTGGGTATGGTGACCCATCAGATATGAATGTGATTTTTGATAACATGCAGAAGGTCATTAAAAGACTTAAAAGGGAAGCAGAGGTTGACTAAGACCTTTGCTTTTGCTATGATGTCTGTGGATAATCAATCCAATTAATCCAACTAATCCGAGGTAATCTAATGTCTTTTTCAGACCTTAAAAAGAAATCTTCTCTTGGTTCTCTTACATCCAAACTGGTACAAGAGGTAGAGAAGATGAATACATCTGGTGGTTCCAGTGATGAACGTCTCTGGAAACCAGAAGTAGACAAAGCAGGAAATGGATTTGCAATCATTCGTTTTCTGTCTGCACCCCAAGG